GTACGACAACACTGTACATAATATAAAATATGGGCTGCACCGACTTTTTGGTGCACGCAAGGCGGACGTAGAGTTGGACAATGCTTTAAGGAGCAATCAGGACAACATGCGTAGAGGGCCACTGAAACCTTACATTGATCGGATGGTTGGTGTGTTTGAAGAGAAGTTTCTTCAGACCAAACTAAACGAGATACATGAGGAGGCAGTTAAAGAGCTCGCCGACATGCCCCATGTTAAGCGACTTTTACGGCAACGGGCCTATAAGAAGCTGGTCGAATGCGGTATGTTACTTGATGACCTTTATATGTCTAAGGTCAAGGCTAAACTCAAGTGTCTTGAGAAAGCCAAACCAGGGAAGAAACCTAGAATAATTGGGGATTACAGCACGGAAGGCTCTCTTTTGGGGGGTTATCTGATCTCGAGGTTCAAGAAGGCGTTTACGAACAATATCTTGGACCATCCGGATGACCAGATTGTCTTCTGTGACTCGCCAGACGTCGACGTTTTAAGCTCAGTCTTTAAGGCGCACATGAATTGTAAGAAATTCAGGTGTACTTACTACTCAGACGATTCTATCTTCTCTATTAGAACGAAGGATGGTGTTCTGCGTCACTATTGCGTGGACATATCATCATGTGATATCTCAAATGGGCCGCCCGTTTTCAATTTGTTGTTGGAGATGACGAAAAGTGACAGGGTGGCACACGACTTGGTACGGAGACTCGTGAAGCAGTGCGGACAGCCACTTCAGATCTCACACCCACACAACCCGCGTGAACGGTTCAAGTTAACTACTGACCATGGGACACCCGTAGAATACAGCGGGTCTCTTATCACGACGGTTCTCAATAACATAGCAACTAGCCTCATTGCGCTGTCGGTGTACGCGCACGTTAAAGAGGGGGTAGCTAAAGAAGACGTAGACACGACGATAAAGAAGGCTGCCGCCGCAGTTGGATACATTGTAACGGTCGGGGAGCGCGATGATTTTCATTCATTGCAGTTCCTTAAAAATTCCCCAACATCTACGGGGGATTCATACGTCAACCTCGGGGTTCTCTTGCGTGGATTAGGTTCATGCAGAGGAGACTTCCCGGGTAGTGGTTCTATCGCTAAGCGCGTTGAGGTGTTCGCGCAAAGCGTCGTTGCTGGGTATGCACATGCCGGCGACAATATTATCACTAGGGCATTGAGAAAAAGATTCGCGGGAAAAGAGCGAGTCAAGTTACCAACAGACACGGTTAATTATATGCTGACAACCCTGACTGGCGAGGAAAGTGTGGTCCCCACCACCGACCTAGCTACAAGGTATGGATGCACCGTATCTGACCTGCATCAACTCGAGTCGTTGATACTATCGCTCAAAGTAGGCGACGTAATCAATTGCAGGGCATTGGACAAGATATTCAATGTTGACTACGAATACCCGAGTCAATCACTGGAGTGAACTCGAGCCGGCGGGCGATCGCAGGGAGACGGTGACGTCTTTGGAGTGTCGACTCCACGAACCCGAG